CTCCATGAAGGTTTTACTCACCTGAGTACTATCAGATGATGCGACCTTCATTGTAAAGAACCTATCTCTCATTTTATTGAAGGCTTCATAGAAGTAGCCAGACGTGCGAGTCGGGTTGCCCGTCATCACAGTCTTCGCACCCTCAGTGGACATAGCACCCTCTCCGACCTCGAAGATGATGTCGTCCACACCAGATGCCTCATCAATCAAGAACAGCATATTAGGTGAGTGGAAACCTTGCAGCGCCTCTGGAGTTTCACGACGTGCAGTTCGGGCGACAGCAAAACTGTCCTGCCCTGTAAGCTCAACTTTGTCAGACTTCACTTCAATTAGTTCTTTCAGGCCCTCTGGCATACGACGATGCCACTTTGCGACCTCTGCCCATAAAATGTCTGACAACTGACTAGCAGTGTTGGCAGTACATGCTATCCGACTGGGAGAGCGTGTCAATACCCACCAGAGAATCAACCAAGAAAGAAATGCAGTCTTGCCGATGCCGTGACCAGAGCGGATGGCTACGCGGTCATTATCCCGCACCGCATACAAAGCATTACGCTGCCACTCCTCTGGACTGGCCTGCAAGATAGACTCAACGAATAATACTGGGTCGAGAGCAATGGCAAGCAATAGCTCCTCAACAGACATGTTTTCTTTTTCCATCTCTCTCTCCTTGTTATGATGGGGCGAGCCGAAAGGGAAAGAAGCCCGCCCCACCGTCGGGAGCGTCAAGGAGGAGAAACGCTCAACCGATTTTGTTATCTCCTCTGTTGCAAATATGACACAGGGCGGAGCGGTCTGCAAGGGGTGACAATCTGACATGGGGGGTACGGCACACTGCCACCCTCCCCTACGGCACACTGCCACCCTAATATATCAGAAAGAATATATCATTTAATCTTATTTACTACGGCACAGTGCCACCCCTAAATGAGAGGAAGAAAAAAGAAGAAAAAAATTTTTATGGGGGTAGTTACTTACGAGCTGTGGAGAACAGGGGGGGTGTTGTAAAAAGGTCACAGTGTTGGTTTATATATATACGTATAACGCACCCCCGCCGCTCAAATCAAAGGGGGGTCTAATCGCTCTTATCGTTCTCGCTATGTTCTTCTCTAAATTCTGCTTCTATTACTTGCGCCTTCTCACTGCGCTGCAACTCCAATGCGTTTTGAACATTGGATAGCGCGCTTGCTAGGTTATCGCTGGCTGATAATTCCATCTCTACGTTGTGTTGTCTTGGTAAATATTTTTGAATGACAGTAAGAACGGGAAGCACGTTGTTTTTGTCGCGCATCTCTTCCACAAGTAAATCTGCTATGGCTTCAACCCCGCCTAATTTTTCGACAGACCTGTCAAAAGCCTTTGCCATTGCTTTAGATAATTGCATATACGGGCTACCGCTTCCCTTAGGTCTACCGCCCTTGTTCTTAACCACATTGCCAGCCATGTTATAATCTTCCTAACCCCTTGAAATAAAATATCCCTTACACGCAATAATATTACCCAAACGCGCAACAATGCAACCCACTTTCTTTTCATTTGTTGTTATTTTGCCCTGCCCTGCTTTTTTCTGTTTACACAATACCATAGGCGCATTATATATAAACACATAAGCCCGACACAGTGTCGGCAAATCGAAAGGGAAAACTATGACCGACAACTGTAAAGAGCAACTGAAACAGCAATGCGAAGCGATTGCATGGGATATTCAAAAAGCTGAGCGCGACGATTGCCCCGAATGTGGTGCTGAAATAATTGAGAATGAGGACGATTATGAGCATCACTGCATTAAATGCGATTGGCAAGGCTCGCAAAGCATAGACGCGTTTGATTATCTTAGCGATGCTTTAGACATAGAATACACCACAGACAGCAAAAAGGAATATTTAGGCGCACGGGTTTTGGTCGCATTTGGTGGCCCAAATATTTGGATTAACACGCGCACTAAAACCATTGAGGGTCATTGGTGGGGTGATGCGGTCTATGCAAACTACAGCCAAGACAATATTGGCTTAGATGACGCGCTGGCTGAGATTTACGATTGCTGAGCATAATTATCAGCGCGAATGGGCGGCGCATTTGTCGCCCATTGTCGCGGTTAATTGTGACCGATTAGAAAGGGAAAACTATGATTGATATTTTATCTTATGGAATGATAGCAGGCGCGGCAATTCTTGCGCTCTTTTATGGCCTGCCTGCATGGCTTGTATACCGCAAAAGCGCACCCGTGCGGGTGATAGTAAACTGCCGCCCGCCTATGCTCTACGATGAGCAGCATATAGACCGCCCCGCCTATGAGCGGCGCGAGAAAGAGGAGAAATAGACCATGCCAACAGAAACTTATAGCGACTATCAAGACAAATTTGAGGCGCAAATTGAAAAAGCGGAAGCGTTCAATATGATAATCAAAAGGCTGGCTGAAACCCATGACTGGCGGCGCGAGAAAGAGGAGAAATAAACCATGAAAAAACACGAAATATTGCAGCGAACGGCTTGGAAAATTAGCGAAATTACGGCCATTCTTGGCGAGATGACAAGCTCATTAGATGACGGCGAAGCCTTTAACGGCTATTGGGAGCTTGGCTATTACACACTAATCCTAAGCGTCGATAAGAAGGGAGAAGCCCTAGTCGAAGTTTGCGACGGCCAAGACCATTATTCCGACGGCTATAGCCACAAAAAAAGCCGCAAACAATGGGGTAAGGTTTGCCAAGCTGCGGGACTACTTCACCTGTTATCTTCAGATACTAAAGTAATTTACTGACTAGAGGAGGAATAACCATGACACCATCACCCGAAACAATTAGGCTGGCAAGCGAGCATTATCTTTGTGAGCCATACCCCGAAAGCCACGACGAAATGACGAAAGAGGAACTCTGTCAATTCATAGAGGCGGAGGCTTGGCAACCCTTCGAATATTGGCCAGCGCAAGATGTATATGAGCGCATAAATGATTTAGCTGTTTTTTTATGTGAGAACGCCGAAAAGATAAACTGGCGCGGCATTTGATAGGGAGTAAACCATGAAACGATATAAGGTAACGATTGCAAACGAGTTTTACATTGATTGCGAAAATGAAAACGAGGCCGAACACATTGCGGTTGAATGTTTTGATCTTGGCAGTGCTGAATTTACAATAGAGGAAGATAGAGGGGAATGACCATGAGCAGAGACATAGAAATCACCATTGACAGGGAAGTCATAGCAGAATTGACAGGCGCAAAGCCCAAGCGATGCGATGAAATCCTAGACCAAATTTTTATACATCAAGACATTTTGCTAGAGCAGATAGACGAAACGCTCATCAATATGATTGACGAAGTAAATCGACGGGAGCAATAAACCATGAGCTATTCAATAAACATTGAAACAATTACATTTGACGCCTTTTGCAAGCTGGACAAGCTGGACAGGTCACTTGTCGGCACGCCTGACTACATGGGGCTTGCGTATTTTTGGGGCTGCAATGGGGTAAAGCACTACCTAAGAGAGGCCACCATTTACCAGCGCAAGCAAATCCACAAAAAATGGCTAGAGCAAGGCTTGCCCTTAGGTGGTGAAAGTGAGGCACATTATAAAATCATTAAGCAGGTGATGCGCCTCAATGACAATGAAATATAATTAGGCCGTTATTCCCTTGCGGTCTAGGGCGAGGCGCTGAGAAGCGTCTCGCCTTTTTCGTGCCTGTTTTGCCAGCCCCTGCAATCGGGGTTTAGCATATGCTAAAAATATCGCCGCTAAGGGGTCAAATTTGCCCATACAGCGCGTTTTGAAACTTTTTCGATTGCGGGGTTAGGCCGCACATTAAAAGTTAAATCTGGTTAAAATCTGGCAATGGTGCTTTCAGGTTATCTGGCAGGTCATCATGTGCCAAATCAAACGGGTCAAACTTCGGCGCGGTATGCCCCGCCTTAATCAAATCCATATTGATTGCCCCGCTATCGTCGGGCAAGTGTTCGGCTGGCGTTGCCTGTTTAGCTGGCGGAGCAATGTCTGCATTACCGCCCAGCCGTTCAATCGCTTTGAGTGGTATCTTGCGGAGGATTTCACCCATGCCGCGCCCTAACTCACCGCTTGCGATTTGCCTGTCGGTTTCGGCTAGTGCCTTTCTCGCGCCTTCCAGCGTCCAGCCTTCGCCTTTCTTTCTGGTTTCGTCTGCCCCTGCCTGTCCACTGAATACCCGCGCCTCTTTCTTTGTGCCGTGTTTAGCTTCCCATGCCCGATTGGCTTGGTTGGTTGCGCTGATAATGTCTGCAAGGTTAAACCAAAAACGAGAACGCGCTTTTG